CCTCAAGCACATTGTGCTTTGGAAATTTCTTATGCTGCTTTCCTGTTTATGGCTGGTTTTCTTGCTGCTTGGCAGATAAAACCTTTGATTCCTCAGGGAGCATGGCATGAATTTCTTCAAGCTTGTTGTTACAAGTTTGGTGCTGGTTTTGGGTCTTCTATTGGAGACAAAGCCAAAGAGATTTACAAGATGACAGAAGTGACTGTTGAGAAAGTTTCAGATGCCTTTCAAGGTATTCTTAAGCTTGTTGAAGCTGCTGCTCTTGCTATTTGTTTCGCTAATCTTGCTTCTGTTTGTCAAACTGCTGCCCAATGGGCTTCTCTTCTTGGACTTATTTTGATCCCAAAATTTGGACAAGGTCTTTGTACTGATTTTATTGGTCTATTTCAACGGCCTACCGCTCGTGCGGACGGTGATGCTATTGAACCTTTTGTTACTGTTTTTCTTACTTTGATTTCTGTTTTGTTCACTGGATCTATAAGCACTGGAATCGTTTCTAACTTTTTCCGTGTTTCTGATATTACCGGATGTAAAGATTTGTTTAAATCCGGTAGTAAGCACGCGATTTCGCTTTTGTCTGATCTTGTTATTTCTTTGTTGCGTTTCTTGGTTAGTTATCGTTCAAACGAAACTATCCAGGAATTGTTGAAGAACGTTGATCATGCTGAAGCTGATCGTTTGACCATTCGTGATGTGCCGACTCTTTTGATTGAAATGGCCCAGGCCGTATTAATTTGTGAACAGATGAATGCTGAACCTAGATTGTACGAACATTTGTCATCCTATCAAGAGCTTCTGGCTCGTGCTTTTGGAACTCTTAAAGTTCTAACGCACGTTCGTGAGTACCCGTTCTCTGAACGTGTACACTTCACTGCTGAATACAAGAAGTTGTATCAAGCAGTGATGAGCGCTGTTAATACTCGAAATGCCCATTCGCGCGTAGAGCCTACAGTTGTTTATATTTCTGGCCCTGCCGGAATTATGAAGACTCGGTTCGCTGAGATGTTAGCTGAACGTGTTGCTGAACGTCTTTGGCCCGCTGAACGAAAGGAGGGTTCCTACTGTTATAGTAGAAATCCACTTCAGAAACATTGGGATGGTTATTGCAACCAACCTGTGTGTCGTTTTGAAGAGGCTTTTTGTTCACCAAGCCAGAAAAAAGATACGACCAATGAGGAACATACTGCGTGGTTATCGCTTGTTTCTAGTGCGGTTTATCCCCTGCCGATGGCGACTTTGTCTGAGAAAAAGACGAAGTTTACTTCGGAGGTGATAATTTGCACTTCAAATATTGCGTTTCCTGAGTCTGGAACTGTTGATCGTGCAGCTCTTTTGAGAAGGATGCAGAATCATCTTCTGTTTTGTTGGAAACCTGGTTTTCCAGCACAACCTGTTGAGGATGATGAAAACATTTCTTCTTCTGGAGCTATGATGGATTGGTCTCATCTTCAGATTTATGCTCATAAATCTGGGTGTGCAGTCAATGTACCTTCAGGTGTAACTAATCGTCGTTATCGTGAGGTTGTTACAACTGCTGCACCCGCGCCACACCTTACTGGCGAGTTTGGGCAGTGGGACATGACTTATCTCGATGTCCAGACTGGAACTGAAAAGTTCATGCGTGATATGTATGAGGCCATTGACATTGATACTGTCGTTGAGCGAACTGTTAAGTCCGTTGAACGTCGTCGTAAAATAGCCAATACAACTGCGCAAGCTTGTGGATTGGAAACTTTGGCCATTGATAACAAACCTTGTTATCCTGGTTTAAATGTTCCAATTCCTCCGATTTTAGAACATAGTATCTTTCGTGATAGCATGTTCCTTCCTGTTGGTGTTGGAAAGCCTGTCGATTGGCATGAGTTGAACTTGAAACTTGATCGTCCATACTACGCTGACGGTGAACGTCTGCGTAGTATTAAGACATTTAGCGAGTTGACATCTTTCAATTCTCGTTTGTTGAAAAACGTCTTTGAGAGACGTTTTGGAAGCTCCATTGCTTTATTTAATTGTTGGAAGTCTTGTGATGTTGATTTATCGTTTGATATTCCTGTTGATGCTAATCAGGAGAATCGTGACGTTGTGTTTTATGCTTTGTGTATTGCTGCATCTTATCGTTCTTGGAGGGATCGTGTTATGATCCCAGAATCAGAAGAGACTTCTTTATCTGTTCTAATTGCTAGGCTTGCGTCTCGTGGTTGGTAATTTCAGGATGACGTTCTTGATGTTGTCTGGGGACCAAATGTTCAGGGCAAGATAATTGCTGTGAACATGAAAGCTCTTCATTGTATGGAACACTTGTTGGCTCCAGAGGATTATCGCGATCTTATTGAGGTTCGCGATCAGGCTGGAATTCGCCCGTGGTCCACATTCTGGATGAATGTTGCCGGATGGTGTTGTATCTTGTTTTCTTTCTTTTTGTATTTTGTTTTTGCATATGCTGTTATTTATTTAGTTAAGTCTATATTTAGTGCTGTCCTATCAATCTTTTTGTCTGATGAACGCATTGAAGTTTGTGCTATGAGTGATGTTGAACATATGTTGGAACGTCGTGATTTTCACAACCTTAAGTATGGTGGTGAATTTGACAATGGGACTTTCAAGTATGTTGACGTTAGTGGCCATGCTTGGAAATGGGATGGTACAAAACGTGATTGGGTTCAGTATGAGAAATCAAATAAACGCGGAGGTAAGCGTCAAT